TGCTTGCTTTAACGCTGCTACTTTCGCTTCCATGAACTTCTGCACAGCTTCTTCACCGCTCCTTGCGACGATCACGGCTCCTTGCCACTCGTCGTGGAATCGCTGCTGGGCGGCGTTGAGCTTTCCGTTTCCAGTCTTGCACTCAACGAGTCCGGTAAATCCTTTGTGGCTTGCAACAAGGTCTGGAACTCCACGTCCGACAGCCTGCGTTCCAAATACGCTGCAACCAACCGAAACCAAGGCTCGTCGGATTTCGGCGTGGGTGCTGTCAACTTTTGCTGCTCTCATCCGTTTTCATGTCACGCAGCAGAACCTCCAACTGGTACTGCCGCATCTTCGGAATCCCGGCCCGTCTCCAATGGCTAATGGTTTGGCGCGTAACGCCTAGCGCCTCCCAAGCCTTCCGGCTAGACCCCCCAAAGCTGTTCTCAATAATTTGGTCGATGTTCACGCCTGCGAGTCTCTCATATGAGACATCATAAGTCAAGGCGTTTAGACTCAAATTTTGCGAGACTGCCCCCATGAGCTCTCTGGGCATTCGCATCAAGACCCGCCGTAAGGAATTGGGCCTGACTTTGGACCAGTTAGGCGTCCTAGCTGGCACCAAAAAGCAGACCATCAACCACTACGAGACTGGGTTCTCCAAAGCTATCCACATGGACCTGTTGTTTCGGTTAGCGGACGCGCTCCAGGTTTCACCCCGCTGGCTGGCCACCGGGAAGGATGGATTGGAGACTTTTCCGCTCCAAAGTGAGTCCGAGCGTGAACTAATAGTGGCGTATCGAACGTTGCCCGAGGGCCTTCAGAACCATTTGCTACAAACATCAGTGTCATTAGCAAGCTCTGTTCTCCCCTCCCCGCCTTTCCCCAAGGCTCCGGCGTCGGCAAAAGCCCCCGTTTTACCCCCACCTCAGCGCAAGAAGACTTCCTGACCGCTTATCCACATTGCGATAGGCCCAGCGAGCGCCGGTAGTTGTTGGCTGTTTTTATTTGCCCAATAAGTCTCAATCGCTTGACATAGGGTCTAATTGATGAGACTATGCTCTCCATACCGATGCCCGCTGAGGGCTAGGTCAGGCAGGGCGGGGGCAAAAGTCGTGCAACAACAAAAGCCCCCTGGACGAGCGCTGCGGCCAGAGTCCAGCCCTTGAGTTCGGCCCCGACTTCGAGGGGCCACCCCACAAGGGAGGCAGTCATGGCTGCAATGATTGAAAACGCAATGGTCATCGGCGACTACCAGCCAAACTGGCAGGACGCCACCGACGAGGACTTTGACCTCCGCGTGGCCGAGATTGAGGACGAGCTTTGCAACGAGCGTCGGGCCGAACTCATTGACGACATCAACGGCGGCGTGTTTGCCGAGACGGTCGTAAACATTCTGCTGTCGGACTTGAGCGCAGAAGACAAGCTGTCCGAAATTCGCGCTGCTTTTAACCACGAGCTTGTCACGCTGGCGAAGTGGGAAGCGGGGCAGGAATGAACGACGCCCATGACATGGATGACGCGGCTTGGTGGCAGACCGTCCACCAGGCCGAGGAGCAGCTCGTGGCAGATCACCGCGCTGCGTTGCTGCGGGTTGCCAAGGGCACAGGCAGCTTCACCGATGCCGTGCTCCTAGCCGCAGCCCTCAACCACCAAGACCTTTTCCCCCACATCGCTGAAAACAACGCAACCGCCATTGAGGACGACGCCGAATGAGCAACTTTGAAAAATTGGCAGCGATCAACGTCAACGACAAGAAAGAAGCCAAGAACGGGCTCTCCTACCTGTCGTGGGCATGGGCCGTGGATCAACTGCTCCGCGCCGATCCTGAGGCCAACTGGACGTACCCCGAGCCCAAGGTCTTTGGCGGCAGCACGGTAATGGTGTTCTGCTCCGTCACCGCGTTTGGCAAGACCATGACCGCGCAGCTCCCGGTCATGAACCACCGCAACCAGCCTATCCCCGAGCCGGATGCGTTCCAGGTCAACACCGCGATGCAGCGGTGCCTTGCCAAAGCCATCGCGCTGCACGGGCTAGGGCTCTACATCTACGCTGGAGAGGACTTGCCCGCTACCAGCGGCAAATTGCCGGATGAGGAGCTTGAGGCCTTTAAGAAACGCATCAGCGAAGCCCAAGACGAGACAGCGTTGCGGGATCTTTGGAAAGAGGCTGCAACGGCCTGCAAGGAAGCCGATGACGTTGAAGCTCACCAAGTTCTTAAAGATGCCCTAGCCAAACGCTACGAGGACATGAGGGCGGCCGCGTGAAGTTCACGATCTGCAACGCTCCCCAGCGATCCGAGGCGTGGTTTCGGGATCGCTTGGGGTTGGCGACCGGCTCTCGCGCCGGAGACATCTTGGCGAAGATCAAGTCAGGAGAGGCCGCTGCCCGCCGGGACTACCGCTGCCAGTTGATTGCCGAACGCCTGACCGGAAAGCCCCAAGAGGACGGCTTTGTGAACGCCGACATGGAGCGAGGCATCGCCCTTGAGGCCGACGCTAGGCGCGCCTACGAGGCCCATACAGGGCTCTTAGCAGAGGAGTGCGGGTTCCTGCGCTCCGTGTCGCTTGAGGCGGGGTGCTCTCTTGATGGTGCGATTGGAGGCTTTGAAGGGGTGCTGGAGATCAAGTGCCCGCGGACGGCGACGCACCTTAACTACTTGCGCGAGAACCGCTTGCCGCCCCGCTACACGGCCCAGGCAACGCACAACGTCCTGATCTCCGGGGCGCAATGGATCGACTTCGTGTCGTTCTGCCCTGCCCTGCCCGAGAACCTGTCGCTGTTTGTCGTGCGGGTGGAGGCAAAGGATTTGGACCTAGAGGGCTACGCCGACGAGTTGGTGGCGTTCTTGAACGAGGTCCGCGAGGAAACCGAAACACTCAAAAACAGGGGGAAGCAATGAAAGCCGAAAAAGTCTTTGACAACACTAACACCGGGATTCTGTTCAAGGCCAAGGAGCAGAAAACCGAGAAGCATCCTGGCTACACGGGTTCGCTCAACATCGACGGGCGCGAGTACTGGCTGAGCGCTTGGGTGCGGCAGACCAAGCAGGGGGAAAAGTTTTTCTCCATGTCGGTCAAGGCCAAGGAAGCCAAGTTGAAGCAAGGAAACATTGATTCGGGAGACGACATCCCGTGGTGAGCGACCTTCTGATGGGGATGACGGCGGTCGCGGGGTGGGTTCTTTTCCTTCTTCAACTGGCGGGGGTGTGGTGATGAGACAGAAAAAAGAACAGGCGCCGTGGGTTCCATCGTGGAAGCACTACGGCTGGCAGGGGCTCAAAGAGTTTGGGGAGCGCCAGGCTGCCCGATTGGCGGCCGTGAAGCAGCGGCGCGTCAAGGCATGAGCGGATGGTTTTGGGCTCTGGGCGCGGCGGTGTGGGTAGTGCACCTGACCGCCTGGGCGTGGGAGTGGCACAAATAAGGGGGAAAAATGAACGACCGTCTTTGGAGCGTCAAAGAGATCGCTCAGTACGCAAATTATGGCCTGACCATTGCTAGGAAGATCGCGGCCCAACCCGACTTCCCGAAGCCCGTCAAAGCCCTACAGACAAGCCACCCTCGATGGGTGGAGCGCGAGGTCAGGCTGTTCTTTGAAGGTCGTCGGGACTAGAGCTTTTTGGCCAAGTCCGTCACTGACGGAGCGTAGTAGATCATCAGGGACCGAAGATCACGGTGCCCGACCACGCGGGCCAGTTCCAAGACGTTGAGCTTCTTGCTCAGTCTTGTGATTCCCTCTGACCGGGAATCATGGAAGTGCAGCGTCTTGACCGACGGAACGACAAGAGCGGTCGCATCCCGAGCCCTGCGGAACAGGGTATCCACGCTGCCCGCTCCGATGCTAAAGACATACTTGCCCTTGGGCTGACCTTGCAGGATGTTGATCGCCACTTGGCTCAACGGCACATCCCGTTGGTCGCCGTTCTTGGTCTTGGTGAGCGAGATGTATCGCTCTTTGAGATGCACCTGATCCCATGTCAGGGACAGCATCTCCCCCTGGCGCATTCCCGTCTCAATGGCCAACAGGAATAGCGCGGCAATCTCACTGCCCTGCAAGGCTAGGACCATCGCGTCAATTTCAGCCTGTTCGACTCCCCGCCGACGAGCCGGGGGGCTTTGGGGTTTCTTGATCTCCCGCAGCCAGTTGGTTTGGAGCCACTGGCGCTCGACGGCGTACCGAAACACGCTGCCCAACAGGGAGAACTCCCGCCTGACCGTGCCGGGGCTCACCTGGGTCATTCTGAGGTCCCTGAAGGCAACGAAATCCGCTAGGGTGAGGGCGGGTAGCACCTTGGCACAAAGAGCCGCCTCATCGCGTTTGAAGGCTTGCAGGCGGGTGTTCTCGTAATGAAAGCCCTTCCGGTCCGAATTGGCCTTGAGGTACTCGTCAATTGCCTCCTTGAGCGTCCTTCGCACCCCAAGCCCGTAGTGGCCCGAGATGATCTCTTGCTCGGTCTTGGACGCCCACTCTTGCGCCTGAATCTTCGTGGGGAATGTAGCCGTGCGCCTGACGCCTTTGCGACAGACTTTTGCCTGCCAAGAGCCGCTGCGTTTGCTGAAGGTGGCCATGGGATACGCCAAGGGACAATGGTGTACCCCAAAGACTGCCATAAACCGATAAGTTGTGGATGTTGCTGAGAGGGAGACGGATATCTAGCGGGGAGCTAGAGTGCCCGAGACGGGCACCCGTTTTGAGAGGAGAAATGCCTGTTTTGGGATAAATGAGGGTCAGTAGCCGACCTTACAAAACCCTACCGTTAT